ATCAAAAAGAAGTTATTACACAAGGAATATTAAAAAATATTAAAGAAGCATCAATAGATTGCAATTTACATAACCCAATTGGCACTAGTAAACAACTAAAATGTTTAGTATTTGGTTCAGACAATCCTAATAAGTTTGCATATGCACCATCTATATCAAGTCAAGAAAAAGATGAAGCGGCACAATTAAATAGAACTGAACTGAAAATTAAATTAAAGAAAGTTACTTTACCTGATAGTAAAGGAAATAGAACAGATTATGCATATAATGCAGCCGTATTAGAAGACCCAAGTAATGAAAATAGTGATGGAGTAATAGTAACTAGAATATATACTTTAGATAGTGCTGCAGCAGATAATCCTATACCAATTGGTAGTTTATATTTTAAAAATCAGGCAAAGCCAGGCGAAGCTCCAAAATATAAACCTGTTGATTTTACATTTTTAGCTCAAAGTAAAAAATAAATTATAAGCTATAATATTATTTTAAAAGAAATTCTAATATCTTATCTTGATTTTTTAATGTTAATTGCTGGTTAATTGAAATTGTTCGTAATAAATTTAAAATATTTTTAATGTCATTATTGTGTTCTCTAGTTACTTCAGTTGTTTTACTCTCTGTACTCTCTTTAGTCTCTTTAGTTTTAAGTTTACTAATAATATTTTCAGTAGATGGAACAAATGATACTTTTTTTGATTCATTCTCTTTTGGTTCATTTGGTTTAGTATCAACAGTATATTCTTTTGATTTAGGCAATGGTGGTAAAGTATCATATGATCTATCATTAATTAAACTATTTAATTTAAGATTTAATTCTTGATCATTAAATGGTTTATCTACATCATCACTAAATGATACATCAGTAGGTTTATTATGATTCACTAGTTGAATAAATTCCTGTTTTTTATTTTGAAATTCTTCATTAACTTTAATTTTAACTTCTTGTAAAGGTTTTTGTATATGTTCATTTGTAAAATATCTTATTTTTTCCATCATTTTAGCCATTAACATTTTATTACGATCAGTAAGAGACATATTAGTTAAATTCGAAATTTCTACAATAATTTGTTCGTATATAGTTTTTATATTATCAAAATATGTATCTGGTATATTAACAAATGCATTTGCGTCCATAAGAAGTTGCCAAATCATTGCTTTATTGTTTGTAGATATAAACTCTTTTTCTGTCATATATAAAAATAAATTAATTTATTTTTATATTAATTAAATAATATTTTTCTTAATTTTTCCATCTCTTTATCAGGGATTCTCTCTGTAAAATATGGTAACATGTTACTAGTTAGTAAAGTAATAATAATGTATAATACATACATTCCACATTCCGTATCACTTTTTTGATGCTCTGTCTTATTAATATATTCTTTAAGATTTATATTAAGTCGTTTAGCCTGATTAGTAACTCTATCTAAAAATTTTCTTACCTGCTTTGGTGTTTTATCTGCGTTACTATCAAAATAATATATAAAATTTTTATTTAAATTAATAAAAATGCATATCCAGTGTGAGCCACCTAGATAATGTGGATCAGTATTTAAAATAATTCCGATTTTATTAATACCTTTATTTAATACATTTTTCACACTGAAATTACATAAATCGTTCCATACACATTGACCAAACATTTTTTTTTTATCAAAATCAATAGGCGAAGGTCCAATAAATTTAAAATTAGGATATTTTTTTTCATATTGTTTCATTACATTAATAATATCATTGCTATTAAGCCATTCATTAGGATTTTTTTTCCATGTAGGAGGTGCGCTTGGTGCAAATGTATATTGTTTAAGTGAACTATCTAAATTATCTGATATAAAATTTTGTTTTAACCAACAACGTTCATTTCCACAAGTTTTACTTAAATAGTGTTTAAGAGTTTTCCAAATTTGATATGTATCGTTTGTATAAATTTTCTTGTCTGGATAGTCTTTATTCCATTCGCGTTTTAATTTAAACAAGCTAGATGGAGAGTAACAGGTATATGATAATTTTTTATTTGGACTACAATTTAAGTTTTTAAACTTTTTATGGGTTTTATTTCTTACCTTTCTATTTTTTTTTGTTCTACCAACCATCTTATAATTATATAAGATTATTCTTTACTACTTATAGTTTTTACACCTTTAACTCGTAGTTTTGGATCTTTAATATTAATATTTTTTTTTTGTGGTATTATATGATTTTCTGATGTATTTACAGAAATTTTTTTAACAAAGTTTTCTAAATTAGGCACCGAATCATTTGTAGAATTAATTAATATATTATTAATAGATTCAATATCTTGTTCTAATTCTGCATTAGTATCTTTTATATTATTTAAACTTAAATCTAGATATTCTTGCTGATATATATCTTTTGTATCTTGTTGTTTAAAGTAGTAAATTAACTCAGATGCATATTTTTGAAAAATGATTTGTAAATCATTATTGGGATAATTGCCTTTAATCATATCTTTTGTTAATTGACTTATTCTTTTTCTATAAAATTTAATATCTTTATCTAATTTGGTGTCTAATAAACTTTGATTATTTTTTATTAACATATTAGGATTTAGTAGATATTCTAAAGTAATTTTATTTATATATTCTTCATTATCCATAATAATATATAAATATTTAATTATCTTTTATTTCTTGGCGCGTATCATTATTAAATAATTTATTTCCTAAATTTACTGGAGGAGGCAAAAATAGATAACCAGCTTCTCTATTTAGTGTAGGTTGTAAACCCCAAATATTATACTCATAATTTGATGTAGGTAAATTAGGGTATAATCCTTGTGCTGTGCTAGTGTCTGATTTTGGAACAGTTGAATTATATAAATCACTGGTACTATTGGGGACATATGTTGCTTGTGGCGCATTTTGTAATGCATAAACTTGATTTCTTAAAATAGATTCTGTATTAATATTTTGATTATATTGGCTCCATGTACCTCCACTTGTACAAGGTAAGAAATATTTTTTTGGATCCGAATTATATTTAAGAACTCTTGATTTACAAATAGGGCCAGGAGGAATACTATTATGAAATGGACGAGTATATAATGTAGATTGAGGTCTAGGAGAGATTAATACATCTATACTACCAGCTGCCATAGTTCTTGCTAAAATTCTCTCATTTATTTCATTAACTAATCGATCTGTAGATAAATTACAATTTATTGTGGAATTGCTCATATATTTATACTGTTATAATAAAACAAATCTAAAGATTTAATTTATTATATTGTATATGTGTGGAATATTTGGTTTATTAAATTATAATAATACTGAAATAACAACAAATTTTATTGGAGAACAAGCTCAAAAAGGGCAGCATAGAGGCCCAGATTCTTATAAAATAGATATTAATAATAATATTTTTTTAGCATTTTATAGATTAGCAATTAATGGTTTAGATAAAAAATCTGACCAACCTCTTAAATATAATAATAAAGTATTAATTTGTAATGGAGAGATTTATAATTATAAGCGTTTATATGAGATTATGGATATTAAACCTATATCTAATTCAGATTGTGAATGTATTATTTATCTATATGAAAAATATGGAATTAATTATACACTAAATGCATTAGATGGTGTTTTTGCGTTTATATTAATTGATTATGATATAAATAAAATATTTGTAGCCAGAGATCAATTTGGCGTTAGACCACTTTATTATTTATCAAGTGATACATTAGAAGAGAGTAATAATAAAATGTTAGGATTTTCATCAGAGATGAAACAATTACATATGTTTACTCAAGATATTGATAAACATAAGTATAAAGGAATAGATATGTTAAAAGTAAATCTATTTGATCCAGGAAGTTATATGGTATTAAATCTGGAAGATGATGTTTGGAATATATCTGAAAAAATAAGATTCGCCAATTTTCATTTAGCACGAATAAATCCACCAAATGACGATATAGAAGAGCGTAGTATTGTGCAAAATATACATGATATTTTTTGTGAAGCGGTATATAAAAGAGTTACAACAAGTGATAGACCAATTGCTTGTCTATTATCTGGCGGACTAGATAGTAGTATAGTAGCTGCATTAGTTAGTAAAATTTATAATAAACCATTATCAACATATAGTATAGGTTTAGAGGGATCAGAAGATTTAAAATATGCTAGATTAGTAGCAAAACATATAGGATCTAATCATACAGAAGTAGTAGTATCAGAAGAAGACTTTTTTGCATTTATTCCTTCAGTAATTGAGAATATAGAAAGTTACGATACTACAACAGTTAGAGCAAGTGTTGGTAATTTACTAATATCTCAATATATTTCTGAGTCATCAGATGCTAAAGTAATTTTCAATGGAGATGGCAGTGATGAACTTATGGGTGGATATCTCTACACGAATCATGCACCAGACGCATTAGAATTTGATAATGAATGTAAACGATTATTAAGAGATATACAATATTTCGATGTTTTAAGATCGGATAGATCTATTTCTACTCAAGGATTAGAACCACGTACACCATTTTTAGATAGAGATTTTGTAACATTTTTTCTTTCTATACCAGTAGAATATAGATTTAAAACTAATAAACAACAAGAAAAATATCTTTTTAGAAAAGCATTTGATAAGGATTATATACCAAAAGAAGTTTTATGGAGAAAAAAAGAGGCATTTAGCGATGGTGTAAGTAGTAAGGATAGATCGTGGTATCAGATAATAGATGAGCTAGTAGCAAAACAGACTAAAGTTACATATGACTTAGATAAAGTCTATTTACATAATTCTCCAGAAACAATAGAACAATTATATTATAGAACAATTTTTGAACAATTATATCCAAATCAAGAACATTTAATACCTTATTTTTGGATGCCAAAATATGTTCTTGCGACTGATAGTAGTGCACGTTCATTAGATATATACTCATTAGATACAACTAATCAAGATGATAGTGATGATAGTCAACTCTTAAGTGATTTAGACAGCATAGATTTAGATAGTTAATTTATATATCGTTTAATAGTTTTATTTTTAGTTTCATATTTATTGCGGCGAGTAGTTTTATTAATTGGGTGTAAAAAGAGTTCGATATGTTCCATTAATTCCTTACCATTTAAATTATGATTAAAATTTCGTTTACTATCTTTTTCTAAATCTGACATGTTGTACTGATTCATAAATTTATGAATATAATTATTAAAACTATCATATGACATACCCATATTACTCTTATAAAATCTATCAACAAGTAAATTTATGGGTAAAATTACACTATAAGGTTCAATGTGAATATAGTAAACATTATCATTATCCATTTTTTCGTGGTATAAGTCATCAATAAAACATATTTGAGTTTTATTTCCTAATTTAGTAGTTCGTAAGAAATCACCCACAGTTTTATCGTGAGTTGTACGTTGAGATTCAATTTGTATCCCATTAACAATATAAGCACCAATATGATTGTCAAATAATTTGTAGTTTACTTTATTATCTAAATAGAGACAAATACGTCTTGCCCATTCTTTAGGTCCTTGATTATTAGTATAGAGACATACTTTATATAATTCGCCTTTAATTTTTTTGTCTCTTAAAAATTTCATAACATTAAATATATTAGGTCTAAAATATTCAGGATATAAGTCTAGAATATGCATAAATTCTTTTCTTGTAAGTTTTTTTTTATATAATTTTTCAATAGCATCACAGAAAATACCTAATTGCTGAAAGCAACCAATTGTTTCATCTAGATCAAATACAACAACACGTTTAACTTGATTTCTCATATAGTAATAGTACGATAAAAAAAATATTAGCAAAATTGTTATAATTATCAAAATAATTAAATAATTATTTTTTACTTGGGATATTAAATTATTATAATCAATCATAATAATTTAATATAATAAATTATCTTTTTTTTGTCTTTTTATTCTTTTTAGTTTTTTTAGTTTTTTTACTCTTTTTAGTTTTTTTAGTTTTTTTAGTTTTTTTAGTTTTTTTAGTTTTTTTAGTTATTTTAATTTTTTTTAACAATTTACCACCTATCATTACTTTTGCCCATAGTGTTGGATTAGTTTTAAGACTATTAATAGTATCTAGTTTAATAGCATTATTTGCATTGTGAAATAAAAAAGTATGACCATTGTTATATAATATTGTAGTATTATTCTCGTATGGATATACTGTCACACCATCAATATCAAAAAAATCAGAATAACAAGGAAAAAAAAGTAAATTATATCTATCTTCTACTTTTCTTGCATTAGGATCATTAACTAACATTAAATAATTACGATTTAATGCATATGGTAAAAAATTTAATAATTCAACTGGTGTATTTCCTAGACCAGATAATGGTTGTAAACGTCGAGTCATTTCTGCAACATCTCTAATACTATCTTTATTTACAAATAGAATATCATCATCACTAATTTGAATTAAAACATCATCATTCATTATTCTAGGCGGATGAATTCCTTTACTTATTAAATCATCTCTAACTTGAAAATATTTTTGCATACCTTGTATTATAAAATGTATTAATTCATCTTTTCCTGATGGATATACTAATCCTTGATCAATAAATGCTGCATAAATTGTACAAAAACCATCTCCAACTGGATCTATAACATCCCAATTATTTTTACCAAAAATTTTTAAAAGTTTTTCTCTTTGATGATTACGTCTTGCAACAGCATCCGGATTTTCTCCAATATTAGCTCTTTTTTTAAAATTTTCGTCAATCCATTCCATAAAAGTAAATACTTTTGCATGTTCTTTATGTTTTCCTGTTGTTTTATCACTCTTTAAAAATGCTTCTGATTCTTCTAATGCTCTTCTTAATTGTTCTTCTTCACTTAACATAGATAAATCCCGGTCGGTTAGCATTCCTAAAGATGATGGTCCTGCTTGAGATAATGCAGGAGGTGGTGCAGGAGGTGGTGGAGGAGGTGGTGCAGGAGTGGAGAGTGGAGTAGCCCGGGTTATAGCATAATTTAATGCTTCATCGTTAATTTTATTGCCAGAAAATAACAAAGCATCTTTTGCAACCTTATCAGTTATTTCAAGTCCCATAGGCGGTAATATATCTTTTAATTCTTTAATTTTTGTAGCACTCATATATAATATTAAAATATTTTAATCTATTTTAATCAACCTCCTCAATTTTAGGACCATTATTAGTCATTTCTTCTTCTGGTACACCAGGCATTCCACCAGGCATTCCACCAGGCATTCCACCACCTGGCATTCCACTACTTAATTTACTAATTAATTCTTTACAAACTTCTTCTACCTCATTTTTCTTATCATCATATTCATCTTTAGATGCTAATTGATTACCTTCTAGCCATTTAAGTGCATCTTCAATAGTAGATTTAACTTTATTTTGGTCTTCATCACTAATCATATCTTTAGTTTTTTCATCATCTAGCATACTTTTCATTTGAAAAAGATATCCTTCGAGACTATTTTTTGAAGCAATACGTTCTCTAAATTCTTCATCTTCTTTAGCATATGATTGGGCATCTTGTGTCATTTTCTCAATTTCTTCTTTTGAAAGTCTAGATTTGTCATTAGTAATTTCTACTTTACTACTTTTACCTGTTGATTTTTCAACAGCAGTAACATTTAAAATACCATTAGAATCAATATCAAAAGCGACTTCAATCTGAGGAACACCTCTAGGCATAGGTGGAATTTCACTTAATGTAAACTCACCAAGTTTATTATTATCTTTAGTGCGAGCACGTTCTCCTTCAAATACTTGAATTGTTACAGCAGGTTGATTATCGGAAAATGTAGAAAAAGTCTGAGATTTTTTAGTAGGTACAGTACTATTTCTGGGAATAAGAACAGTCATTACTTCACCAGAAGTTTCAAGACCTAGTGATAGTGGTGTTACATCAAGTAGTAATAGATCATCAATCTTAGAACTCTTATTTCCAGATAGAATTGATGCTTGAACAGCTGCTCCATGAGCAACTGCTTCATCAGGATTAATTGATCTTGAAGGTTCTTTACCATTAAAGAAATCAGATAGTAACTGTTGAACTTTTGGAATACGTGTAGAACCACCAACAAGAACCACTTCATCAATTTGAGTTTTGGACATTTTTGCATCTTTTAACACTCTTTCAACAGGATCCATTGTTGCTCTAAAAAGATCCATACAAAGTTCTTCAAAACGAGCACGTGTAATAGATGAAAAGAAATCTTTACCATCAGCGAGAGAATCAATTTCAATAGATGTTTGAGTAGTAGATGAAAGCGAACGTTTAGCTCGTTCACAAGCACTACGTAAACGTCGCATTGCTCTAGGATTATCACTAATATCAATTTTAGTCTGTCGTTTAAATTCTTTTACAAAATGAGATACAAGACGATTATCAAAATCTTCTCCACCTAAATGTGTATCACCAGCAGTCGCCTTAACTTCAAAGATTCCCTCTTCAAGTGTAAGTAATGAAACATCAAATGTACCACCTCCTAAATCAAAAATAAGAATATTTTTTTCTTTATCACTTACTTTATCAAGACCATATGCAATAGCAGCTGCTGTAGGTTCATTAATAATTCTTAAAATATTAAGTCCTGCAATACTACCAGCATCTTTAGTTGCAGTTCGCTGGGCATCATTAAAATAGGCTGGTACAGTAATAACTGCATCAGTCACAGGTTCACCTAAATAGGCTTCTGCAATTTCCTTCATTTTAACTAAAACCATTGATGAAATTTCTTCAGGTAAAAATTGTTTCTGTTCACCTTTAAAATCAACCTCAATAATAGGTTTGTCACCATCTTTTGGAACAACTTTAAATGGAAAATGTTTAAGATCTGATTGAGTAGCCTGATCAGAAAATTTACGACCAATAAGTCGCTTAGCATCAAATATAGTATTTTTTGGATTTGCGGCAGCTTGATTTTTTGCTGAATCACCAATCATACGTTCTGTATCAGTAAATGCAACATATGATGGAGTTGTTCGATTACCTTGATCATTTGCAATAATTTCTACTCGATCATTTTGCCATACTCCTACACAAGAGTATGTTGTGCCTAGGTCAATACCTATTGCGGTTCGTTTCTTATCCTCTGGCATAATAATATTTTAAATTCATTTAGCTTTAAATATATTTAAAATATTATTATAGACTATTACTTTTTGCGTGTTTTTTTATATTTTTTTTTTAATCGTTTTGTCATTTTATTTTTTTTATATTTTTTTCTCTTTGTTTTTTTAACTTTACCTCCTATTGTTTGTTCATTTAACATTAATAATCCTTCTGCTGCAGTATCTTGATTAGCTTCTTCTAGTTGATTTTGATATATAGCTTCATCAGTTTCTATTGCCTCTCTTATTAATGATTCAAGCATTGAATTTAAGTTTTCAAGTTCTAATCTTCTTCTCAATAATTCTCTCAATTTATCTCGTTTATTAGTAGGAAGAGGTTCAGACATTAAACTATTTATTGTTTCTTGTCTAAATATATCAGCTTCTCGCCTTGCTTGTTGCTCATAATAATCAGATCTAACTATATTTCTAGCAGCAAGCCTTCTCTGTTTTTTTATAATATTATTATCATCAACTTCTAAACCTAAAATATTTTCTGGATCTTTTACAGATCTTCTTGAAGCAGGATCATTCGGTTTATGTATTAATGCTTTTTTTATACTTTCTAATGAATAACATTTTCCATTTAAACATATAGGATCATCTGATTGCTTTAAAATTTCTAAACTAATTGTATCATCTTGACCTATACAACTACTATTTCTTTTTACTGTTACTGGACCCACACCTTCTTCTCTTATACAAGTATTTTCCATATATATTATTAAAATAATAAAATTGAAAATAATATATATGTAAAATATTATTGTTAACAAATAATAATGATTCCAACACATCCTAATTATCCTAAACGGTTGTTAAATAATCGTTTATATAAAGCATCCCATCAAGATAAAGAATTTTTAGAAAAAATATACAACAAAATTAAACCATATTTTACAGACTCTTCTGTAAAAAAAAATGAAGGTATTTGGGCAGATAGTGAGTGTGTATCTATTAACGAACTAAAACAACGTAAAGTCTGGCGTAATAATAAGTTAGTTACATTAGAAGATGCAGAAATTTTATTTTATGATGATAAACCATTAACTCCAATATATACTGGACTAGGTGGTCGAGGACTATTAGGTAGATTTGGTCCAAATCATGCAGCGGACCCAATTGTTACTAGGTATAATCCTGATACTAGCGATTTAGAATTTGTTGCAGGATTACGATCAGATACAGATCCTCCTTTATGGTGTATTCCAGGTGGTATGGTAGACCCAGGTGAATCAGTTTCAATTACATTACGAAGAGAATTTAAAGAAGAAGTTGCCAGTAAATGCGATGAAAATATTTTAAATAAAATTTTTAAAAATGGAACTGTTTTATACTCAGGACCAACATATGGTGATCCTAGAACAACCGATGAAGCATGGATTGAAACATATGTCGTACATTATCATATAGATGATATACTAGCAAAACAGCTTACTCTAACTTCACAAGATGGTGAAAATCGAAAAGTTGAGTGGATTAGTTGTAATAGCCCAAACTTATATGGTGATCATAAGCAGTTTATTGAATTAGCAAAAAAAAATCAAAAATATAGAGAATTTAAAAATAATACTCTATTACTATTTAGTATATTAGTTAGTATAATTTTAACAATATCTCTAGGATACTACATTAAATAATTATTATCAATTAACTAAGTCAATTGCATACAATATAACTTTTTCTTGATCAGTTAACTTTTGAAATATTAAATTTTCATCAAGATTAATTTGAAAAAATCTGTTCATTTTATTTTTCATCACTAATGTAACATAGTCTTCCATTTTTATTTCACATAATATACCTCCATTTGTTAATTTTATATCATGTGGATTAATAATATTAATCCAACGAATATATCTTCCTTCAACTAGATCAGGTAGTTCATCAATATATTGATAGTCTTTTAATTGTTTTAGTAAAGTATCTTTTTCTCGTTTGTTTAAATAGAGATCAGATATTATATCTTGTTTATTTTTATTTATAGTATTAAAAGTTAATTTAGATATATTTTTATTACACTCATTTGTTAGTGACTTTTCTAAAAATAACATGTCTGCTTCATTCATTATTATTATATAATATCATTTTAATTTAAATAATATTATATTAATATTATTAATGAGACTAATTATTGATAATAGAGAACCAAAAGAAATTATTACTATATTAGATTCAAGAATAGAAAATATAAGTTTGGAAAATTTAGAATTAGGAGATTATGTTATACAAAATAGTGATAATGAACCGGTAATGATATTTGAGAGAAAATCACTAAGTGACTTAATTGCAAGTATAAAGGATGGAAGATATAATGAACAGTCTTTAAGATTATCTGAATGTCCAGTAAATAACCGTAATATATATTACATTATAGAGGGAAATACAATGAATTTTTGTAATAGACAAAATGAAACAAATCAAAAAATGTTGTTTTCTTCTATGTTATCAATATCATCAAAAAAGGGTTTCTCTCTTCTTAACACTAGTGGATTTATAGAAACAGCTGAATTTATTATAAGATTTTATAATAAAGTATCTAGCGAGAAACCTATACAACAAGAACTGTTAGAAAATACTGAAATTAAATATAGTAATGTAATCAAAACAACTAAAAAGGCAAATATAACTAAAAATAATATAAATGAAATAATGATATCACAAATACCAGGGATCAGTTCGGTAGTAGCAGGTGCAATAATGGAAAAATATGGTGATATTTTTAATTTAATAAATAGTTTAAAAAATGATCCAAACTGTTTGGATAATTTTAAAATTAGTTCAAATAATAAAGAGAGAAAAATAGGTAAAAATATAATAAATGGATTAAAAGAATATTTATTATAATTTTTTCAATAGTAATTATATAAATGGATTATATTAAAAAAAATTGTACTTTAATACTTTTACTATTATTAGTTTTAGTAATAATCATTAGTCTATTTACTGGATGTAAATGTAATGAAGGATATCAAAATTTAATTGAAGATCATTCTAATCATGGTGAAAAATATTTAAAAAAATTAACTACTGCAGATAGTGCCATAACTGCTGGATTAAAAGCTAGTGGAGGAGAAAGTATTAGTAGCTTATTAGGTGATGACGATGACGATGACGATGACGATCACGATGACGATGACGATGATGATGGAATTTTTGGTGGAGTTCTTTAATCAGGAATATATATTTTAACTTCATCATCTTTATAATCACCTGCTTGAACTTTTTTTTCAGTGTATTCTGCACCACCCCAATTTTTATCCATTGGGTTTGGGCTAACGCCTCCTGGATCCGCATGATACATTTTATCTAAAGGGGTTTTCAATCCAACATTTTGATCTTGTGGATCAAACCCTGGATATAAATTTTTATTAAATGGTGGGTGATTTCGTGTAGCATCTAATAATAGTGAACGATTGTTATTATTATAAAGATTTAGACCAGAAATAATTGGTGTTCCACCCGCTTTTTCAAAAGGAGATTGTCTATTAATATAGACTAAATTACCTTGAATATCATAAGAATTTTGTAAGTACAGCACAGGACATTTTATACCTTCATGGCGTTGCCATTTTAAATATTCTACATATTCTTCTAAATTATTAAATATAATAGGATTTCTACCTGGAATTTTTGCGATTTTATTATTAATTAAATATAGATGTTTACCTTTTTGTATTAAGAGATCAGGACAGTCATTATTTGAAAACTCTTCTTTTATTTCAGTATGTATTGGTTTATGCATAATAGAAAATATAGATAATACTACAATTAAACTTAATATAGTTATTACAATTTGGTAATTCATATATATATATTCTGTAAATAAATTTATTTATAGAATATATATGGTAAACGTAAAAAAAATTGGTGGCCAAGGTGCTGAAACTTTTATTAAAAATTTTAAACCAAACTGTTTAATTGTAGTTACACATCCTGGTTGTGGTCATTGTAGAATGTTAAAACCTACTTTAGATAAAGTGTATACAGATATGAAAAAGATGTATACAGGAGATGCAGAAATATTTGATTTACATGGAGATGCTGCACAAATAGCAAAATCTAGTATCCCTGCATTGGAAAAAGTAGATGGATATCCTACACTATTAATAACACGAGAAGGCAAGACAAATCCTATTGTATATAGTGGTGATAGAAGTAAAGAAGACATAATAAAATTTATGACAAAAAATTTAAATATCAAAAAAAATACTAGTTTAAATAAAACAAAAAAACCAAAAAAAATAAAAAAGCGTGGTAAGAAATCACGTAAGAAAAATTAATTAACTAACTGTATTATTTAATTCTATTTTAAATAAAAAAATTGAATTAAATATAATGTATTAAATAATAGTAATATGTCTCAATGGCAGTTCAAACTATTCGAATTTGATATAAGAGAAGAATTAGAAACAGAAAAAAATGAGTTTGTCCCTGGTGCAGATACCAAACAATTTATTATTCAAATGTATGGTATTGATGAGCATGGTAAAACCGCTAGTATATTTGTTAAAGGGTTTAAACCATTCTTTTATGTAAAAGTATCTGATGATTGGGATAATAGTAATGTATCGGAGTTTGTTGCATTTTTAAGAAAAGAGATGGGATCATATTTTGGGGATTCATTAATCAGTGCAAAAATAGTTAAACGACACAAATTTTATGAATTTGATAATAAAAAGTTATATAAATTTGTACAATTAAAATTTACTAGCATAGGATCTTTTAATAAATGTAAAAACTTGTGGTATAGTGAAAGTAAATATGGTGAGGATCGTAAATTAAAAGAAAATGGTTTAGAATTTTTAGATACACAAACAATACTGTATGAAGCGCAAATTCCACCATTATTAAGACTATTTCATATTAGAGAAATTAAACCATCTGGTTGGATAGCACTTAAAAATGGACATTATAGTGAAAATAGAAAACGATTGACAACTTGTGATTATGAATTTACAGTAAATTATAAAAATATTTATCCTGTAAATGATAAAAGATTAGAAAAAATTTGCGTACCATTTAAAATTTTAAGTTTAGATATTGAAGCATCTAGTAGTCATGGAGATTTTCCATTGGCAAGAAAAAATTATCTTAAACTAGCGACAAATATTATAGACTATTTAATAAATAATCATATTGAAAAATGTGACAAAGATCTATTATCAGAACTAGTAAAAACAGGATTTAGTTATAGAAGTTATAAAGATATTGAAAAAATATATCTAAAAAAAAGTATAACAGAAGAAGAATTAGATAATCTAATTGATAATTTAGTAGACATTAAACCAGGAAAAAAAGAAAATTTTATAGAATTAAAAGATCATGAAGAGAGTGATAGTAGTGATGTAGAAAATAATGGAATAGTAGAAGAGGTTACTCTAAAAAAACGTGAGAAGACTACTGGAACAAAAAATAAAGATAGTAATATTTTAGAAATTATAAATGATGTAACGTGTAATAGAAATACACGAATTTTAGAATTAGCAAAATGTTTTGGACAACATAATCCAAATAGAGATAATAAATGGGAGGGTAAATTTCCTGAATTAGAAGGTGACCAAGTAACTATTATTGGTTCAACATTAAGACGTAATGGTGAAGATAAACCATATTTAAAACATGCTATAGTAGTTAATGATTGTAATAGTATAGATAATATATTGATAGAAAGTTATAAAACAGAACGAGAAGCATTATTAGCTTGGACAGATTTTGTTCAACGCGAAAATCCAGATATTATTATAGGATATAATCATCATGGATGGGATGAAGGATTTATGTATGATCGTAGTGTAGAATTAGGTTGCATGACCCAATTTAGTAAATTGTCTAGATATAAAAATGAAAAATGTTTTAAAGAAATTTTTCAAGGAAAAAATAAACCTAAAAGAATAGCAATTGAAGAGAGTAGTACAAAACTAGCTAGTGGTCAATTTGATCTAAGATATTTTAAAATGTCAGGTAGATTACAGATTGATTTCTTGAATTTATTTAGAAGAGAAGAGCAGCTTCCAAGTTATAAATTAGATTATGTAGCAGGACATTTTATTGGCGATACTATAAAAGATATACAATATGATGAAGATTATACAATTTTATTTAGTAAAAACTTAACAGGATTAAATGTAAATGATTATATTGTAATTCAAGAGATTGGTTATTCAACTGATCAATACGCAAATGGTAAAAAATTTAAAGTTTTAGATATAAAAGATGATATTATAATTTTAGATGAAAAAATTAGACCTGATAGAAGTAAAGTATTAAGATGGTGTCTAGGTAAAGATGATGTAGGTCCACAAGACATTTTTAGATTAACAAATGAAGGCCCAGAAGGCAGAGCTATAGTAACAAAATATTGTATTAAGGATTGTGATCTAGTTCATGATTTAATGCGTAAAAATGATACAATGACCTCATATGATGAAATGTCGAATCTATGTTGGGTACCTAAAAGTTTCTTAGTAACTAGAGGGCAAGGTATTAAATTAACTTCATATGTCTTGATGATGAAGGTTATGAAGGTGCTATAGTTCTAGAACCAAAATGTAACTTATATCTTAAGAAACCGGTTGCTTGTGTTGATTATAGTTCTTTATATCCATCGTCAATTATTAGTGAAAATATTTCACATGATAGTAAAGTATGGACTAAAGAATATGATTTAGATGGTAATTTGTTAAATGAAACTGGAGAAAAAGACAAAGAAAGTAAATATATATATGATGAACTTCCAGAATATGAGTATATTAATATTACTTATGATACATTTAAATGGATAAGAAAAACTCCGAAAGCTGCTGCAACTAAAGTAAAATCAGGTTATAAAACTTGTCGTTATGTTCAATTTCAAAATAATGAAAAGGCAATTCTTCCTTCGATTTTAGATGAATTATTAGGAGCTAGAAAATCAACTAAACGACAAATGAAAGATGAGAAAGACCCATTTATGAAAAATGTATTAGATAAAAGACAATTATCTATTAAAATTACAGCAAATTCTCTATATGGTCAAGCTGGGGCAAAAACTAGTACATTTTATGATAAAGATATTGCAGCAAGTACAACAGCAACTGGTAGAAAATTATTAATTTATGCCAAAGAAGTAATAGAAGCCTGTTATGATAATACAATCGAAGAGACAGAAAATTATGGAAAAGTT